TAAAGATTTAGGAACCCAAAGGAGATGAATCCTATGGATAAAACATTAACTACGCTACTTGGCGACGCTGGACTTCCAAAAGAAATTACCCAGACCCTTCAAGAAGCATTTGATAAAAAAGTATTAGAAGCACGTCAAGAGGCAGAAATGGCTCTACGTGAAGAGTTTTCCCGTCGTTATGAAAACGACAAATCCAATCTTGTAGAAGCTATGGATCGCATGCTTACGGACGTTGTTTCAAAGCAAGAAGAAACCAAAGCTGAAGAAATCGGAAAATTGACTGAGGCACGTGATGCTTTTCACAAAGCTGCTAAAGACGCACGTCAAAATCACAAGAACAAGCTTCGTGAGCATCTTTCACTTACACGCCGTTTCGCAAATGAGCAACTTGTTAAAGAAGCCTCTGCCCTTAGAGCAGAGAAGAAAAAGCTTTCTGAAACCAGAGCTAAAATCGTTGCTGATATGAAAGCACTCAAAGAAAATCTTGCTAACCAACAAAAAAATCACATCAAAAAGATTGATGAATTTGTTGTTCGTCAAGTTGGTAAAGAACTAACCGAGTTCGGTCAAGATCAACGTGCGCTTGTTGAAACTCGCGTTAAGTTGGTGACTGAAGGCCGTAAACGTCTTAAGGAAATGCAAACAAAATTCATCAAAGCTTCAGCTTCTAAAGTTGAAGTAATGGTAAATGAATCGTTGAAGCGTGAAATGTCTCAGCTTCATGAAGACCTTGAGCGTAATCGTGAAAATATGTTTGGTCGTAGAATTTTTGAAGCTGTAGCTGCTGAATACATGACAAGCTACCTTGCTGAAGGAACTGAACTTCGTAAACTTAAGACCGTGCTGGAAAGCAAAGATTCTGAGTTGAAAGAAGCAAAGGCCAAATTGAATGAAGTAGAACAAAAGTCTGAAATTTCTCGTCGCAAGGCAGTTTTGGCAGAAGAGCGTGCTACCCGTTCACAAATTATGAATGAACTTCTTTCTAATCTTCGCGGTGAAAAGCGAACGGTTATGGAAGGAATGTTGGAGACCACAAAAACTGCAAACCTCCGTACAGCATTCAATAAACTTCTACCAGTTGTTCTCAATGAGAATAGCCGCAAATCAACTGTAGCTCCACAAGGAAAGAAGTTGATGGAAGAAGATCATACAGTCACTCATACAGGAGATCGTATGAATAGACTCTTTGAAACAGTGCAAGCTGAATCAGAAAATGAAACTGCAAATAACCAAGAATTAGCCCATGTCGTTAGACTTGCGGGCATTAAATAAGAATAAGGAGACTATCAAAATGAATAAGCTTTTTGAATCTCAGTGGCAAGCTACTAAGAAGGCTCTGTGTGAAGGCGCAGACCTAAGAAAGAATGCAGACGGTTCATCTAACAGCACCAAACTTGCTGTTATGGAAACTGTTCTAGAAAATACCCGTCGTGAACTACGATTGATGGAAGCGGCCACAGCCGGTGCCACCAATGCTGCCAGCGTTGCAACCCTTAACAAGGTCATTCTGCCAGTAATTCGTCGTGTCATGCCAACCGTCATCGCAAACGAAATCATTGGTGTTCAGCCAATGACTGGTCCAGTTGCTCAAATTCACACCCTGCGTGTCCGTTATGCGGATACTATCCCAACCGCTGGTGGTGGTGTTTCTGCTGGTACTGAAGCATTATCTCCTTTTGATATTGCTCGTTTCTATGCAGGTAACCAAAACGTTACTACTCCAAAGGGTGCTGCAACTCCTTCTCTAGAAGGTCTTCCAGGTAACCGTTTGAGCATCCAAATCTTGAAGGAAGTCGTTGAAGCAAAGACCCGCAAGCTATCCGCTCGTTGGACTTTTGAAGCGGCTCAAGATGCTCAAGCTCAACAGGGTATTGACATTGAAGCCGAAATCATGGCTGTTCTCGCTCAAGAAATTACCGCAGAAATCGATCAGGAAATCTTGGTCTCTCTTCGTGCTCTTCCAGGCGCAGCAACTTCCATCTTCAAGCAAGACACCGTAACCGGTACACCAACCTTCGTTGGTGACGTACACGCCGCTCTTGCTATTCTAAT